GTGGCAACAGTGACGGTTCTACTTCCAGGCAAGCATCATCATACTTTTTTATTATTCCGGTTAAAAGGGTTTTTAAATGTAATTTACGGGTTGTATCAGCATCTTTAAAATTATAGATGTTATTCAAGTTATATGTGTGCAAATTTGTTACACAGTTATTTATAATAGGTTCTGGAACATATATTTCGCAAAATCTTGATAAGATTGGTTTAAGTAATTTATATTTATCTTCAACAATGATAAAAAAACGTGTAGAACGACTAAAAAGTTCAATGCAGCGTCTTAAAGCGGATTGAGCGTCAGTTGTAAGTTTGTCTGCATTTAAAAGGACGACCGTTTTAAATATGTCCCCATCTTTCAAATCAACATTTGTTTTTGAAAAAAATTTTAATTCTTCTCGAATAAAACGAATGCCTTTTCCGTGAGCACAGTTTACACTCATGACATAATTATGTATTGCTAATTTATTTCCATTGTACACATTATTAATAAAATCAGTTACAAGAACATTTTTTCCACACCCGGATGCACCGTGAAAAATAATATTGGGAATTTTTTTTTGTTTTATAAAGTAATCTAATTTCTCTATAATGTCACAGTGTATTTTTAATTTTTTTGTTTCAGAATTTGAAGTCGTTGCAGTTATTGTACTTGTGTTGATTATATTTGTTGTATTAATTTTTGTATTTGTATTTGGATTTGTGTTCATATTCATAATAATGTCCAAGTTATTTGTATAAAAGTAATAATATTGATAAATTAATAATAATATTAAATATATCAAAAAGTATATTTAATATTATTACGTAATTAATTATTATATTGTTATATGCAGAAAATACTTTTAACAAATACTTTACTTTTCATTCTTAGTTTCGCTATTGAGTCGGTATAAACTCCCAATTGAGTTCAAAACATATTTTTTTCCATATTTCATCTTGCTCTATTTGTTTCTCTCTGTCTTTAAGCAGGGGAAAATACGGAAGGAATTGCGTTTGTCCAATTAATTCGCACAGTTTATAAATGGTGTAATAATAGTTTAAAAAATTGACACGGTCGTCCGGGCAAAATTTGGCATAAGGTCCTTGTATTTCCATAAAGAGATTGCATAACAGCTCTTCCAAATTGGGCGTCATTGTCGGCGGTTTAATTCCGAGTTTATCTTTTATGAAAGGAATGTGTTCATAAAATTTATTGTAACCTAGTTTTTTTAGAATATCTTTTGCTTTTGAATTTGTAAACTTGGAGAGACTTATTCTCTCCTTTTTAATTTGTAATTTGATATTCTCAATAACTTCTGGTGGAATTTGTGTAGTTTCTTTCGCTTGAAACTGTGCCATAATTTCTTTAAAATGATTAATGCGCTTGTACGCATAAAAACACGCCTCTTTGGGCGGCTCTTTGTATGACGGTTTTTCATTTTCAATCAAGTATACAACATATTTGGAACAGTTGTTGCACACGAGAATGCCTTCATGCTCCACCGGAATAAGTTCGCCGCTTTTGCAATGCTGGCAAGTCCCGGTCTGAAATACGAAATCATTCACGTTGATAAATGACTGATCAATATTTGATAAAAATTTTTTTACATTATTATCGTTCATTGATGTCAGTTCATTCACACGTTCTGTGGTAGTATCGATTTTAAAAAATGAATTTAAAATTTTCGTTTTATTATTTCCATTCGAGATTTCCTTTTTATTTTCAAAATAATCGAAAATGTATTTGGAGTTATTCAAATAGTATTGTTTTATATTATTTTTGTGAGTGCGGAGTTCAGTTTTAATTTCAGCCAGTCGGTCTTTTATTTCAAGTTGTTTTTCAATTGGAATCTTGCTTTTATTTTCATTTTTTATTCCACTGGTCTCAATTGCATTGACTGCATTGACATCAGCTTCGCAATCATGTTTTTCAGATAAAGTTTTTTGTATTTTTTTTTTTTCATTTAAAAGACTGGGAATGATAACATTTTCGACATTCGAGAAATATAGCTGCATTTCTCTGTGTCGGTTATCTAGAGTGGTAATACTTTTATCATCTACTATGATTTTTTTATTTGTTTTATATTTAAACGATGGCATTAAAAATAAAATTACAAAAAAATAATATTATGAATATTTTGATATATAATATTATATTAAAAAACTTTAATAAGAAATTTGTATATATATTATTCTAGTTTTAATTTTATAATTTTTTATTTTTCGATTATATTTTATTTTTCGAAATCTATTTCTGATTTCTAAATTTTAGAAGAAAAGCATTTATTTTGTTATGATTTATTAAAATCGGCAAATGTCAAGTAAGATTTTCTCATTTAATCATAACAAAATAACTTTTACAACCACACAATTAAAAAAATAAAAAAATAAATTTGGCAAAATAATCTCATGTCGGACAAGGGAGACAAGGGAAATAAGGGAGACGATAAAGCAGACAAGAACAAGTGTACTACAACAATTCGTGGGTCAGCAATTGCAATTGACAAATACAACTACAATTACAATGACAGTAATGACAACGTTGAATATCATAAAATGAGTGTTTTAATAAAACATTTAGAAAATAATTGGACAATCAAAAAAAATGTAAATTATCATGATAAAACTCTTGATAAAAATAAAAAAGAAAAGGAATACATTTTGAAGAAAAATACAGGACGACATGTGAAAATAAAACTAATAAGGTTGGAAGAGCATCTAAAAGAAGATGAAGGAGAATTATCAAACGAAAAATGTGAAAATAAACATAAAACAAATATTAAATTTTCCGATGGTTGTTTAAGGAATTTTATATATAATGCTTTAGAAAATGAGTGGAAATTGAAAAAGATAGGCAATAAATATTTCTGTTCAAAAAGACACAAGGGCGACAAGCACGTTTATCAAGCAGGTTATTTGAAAGATTTTTTATTAGATAATTTTACATTATAATGATTTTTAACGATTTATTACTTTTTTCAACACTTTTTCTGAGGATATTATTTTTTTTGTTTAGGTATTTTTGAATGCAAGGGTTTCCGATAAGTATTTGAGTATTTTCAATATATCGAATTTAATTAAATAAATTAATTTAATTAAATCATAAACGTAAAATTTTTTTCTTTAGCAATATTATAACAACATAAAATGGCAGGAGGATTAATGCAACTTGTAGCCTATGGCGCCCAGGATGTTTATCTGACGGGAAACCCTCAGATTACTTTCTGGAAAGTATCTTACAAACGTCACACCAACTTTGCAATGGAGTCTATTGAACAGACTTTCAACGGTCAGGCTGATTTCGGTCGTCGCGTGACTTGCACTATTAGCCGCAACGGCGATCTTGCATACCGCACTTACCTTCAGGTCACTCTTCCTGAAATTAACCAGAGTATGAGGAACACTACTTCCACCGGCGTTAACGGTGTTTATGCCCGTTGGCTCGATTTTCCCGGTGAACAGCTCATTTCTCAGGTTGAAGTTGAAATCGGTGGTCAGCGCATTGACCGCCAGTACGGTGACTGGATGCACATCTGGAATAACCTCACTTTACCCGTTGACCAGACACCTGGTTACTACGGAATGGTTGGAAACACCACCGAACTAACATTTATTACCGACCCTTCATTCAATGATGTTGACGGTCCTTGCCAGAGCAACGCTCCTCGTCAAGTTTGCGCTCCCCGCAATGCCCTCCCTGAAACCACTCTCTATGTGCCATTTCAGTTCTGGTACTGCCGCAATCCCGGTCTTGCCCTTCCCCTTATCGCTCTTCAATACCACGAAGTCAAGATTAACCTCGATATTCGCCCCATTGACGAGTGTCTGTGGGCTGTTGGCTCTTTGAACACCACCAATTGCGATGTTAATGGTGGTCGTGTTACTGCCGCTTATAACCAGTCCCTCGTTGCCGCATCCTTGTACGTCGACTACGTGTTTTTGGACACTGATGAGCGCAGGCGCATGGCTCAGAACCCCCACGAGTACCTCATTGAACAGCTGCAGTTCACCGGTGATGAGTCCGTTGGTTCCTCTTCCAACAAGATTAAACTCAACTTTAATCACCCCGTGAAAGAACTCATTTGGGTCGTTCAGCCAGATCAGAACGTTGACTACTGTTCATCCCTCGACTGCAATCAGCTTCTCTACCGTCTTCTCGGCGCTCAGCCCTTCAACTACACTGACGCAGTTGATGCCCTTCCCAATGCCATTCACGCATTCGGAGGTCCTGATGCCGTTGAACAATACATTGATGCTTCCGGTCTCTTCTACGATGCCGGTGCTGTTGATGAAACTGTGCCTCCTCTTGCTGACCAGTGGTGGGACGCTCCTCATGGCGGTATTTACAACGAAGCCAACTTTGGTCAACAAATCCCCCCCTACAGCAACATTCCCGGCCGCCCGAACCACGTTTACGGCAACTCCGGTGTGTCGGATGCCGGTACCTTTGTTATGTCTGAGACCTCTCTTCCCCTGCATTGCTGGGGTCAGAACCCCGTCGTGACTGCCAAACTCCAGCTCAACGGTCAGGATCGCTTCTCTGAGCGTGAAGGAACTTACTTTGACCTCGTTCAGCCCTACCAGCACCACACCCGCACTCCCGACACCGGTATCAACGTGTATTCATTTGCGTTGAGACCCGAAGAGCACCAGCCCTCCGGCAGTTGTAACTTCTCCCGCATTGACAATGCAACTCTTCAGCTTGTTCTTTCCAACGCCACCGTTGAGGGAACCAAAACTGCCAAAGTTCGTGTCTATGCCACCAACTACAACGTTCTCCGTGTAATGAGTGGTATGGGTGGTCTTGCTTACAGCAATTAAACACTGTTTGTGCGTGTTACAATCATTACAATTTTGATTTTATTTTAATTATTTTAATATAATTATGCATTGCATTCAATTATATTAAAAAACAAAATATGTAATTCACGCTATAAGTATTTGATAAACACAATGCATCTTCAAAAATAAAAAGGAAATACAAACACACAAAAATACTCCATCTATTAGACGAATTGACATCTATATTGTTTGTTTTTTATTTATATCCAATGAATCAATTCAAAATCTAGAATGGATGACTCAAACGCACTTCATAGTCTTCAAAAATGGTCCTGGTCATTCTGTCGATTTCTGGACCAGTGGAAAAGTCTTGCTCAAAATTCGAACGAGACATTGTCAGCGACAACTCCCCTCGAATGCTTTCATCCATATTTTCCATGAACCAGTCTCTGAACTCGTAATACGCTTTCCAGTATTTAATGTAGCCTCCCATAATAAACAGCTTGAGTACATTTTTTACATAGGTTTCATCAATAGGTG